ATACAAGTTATCTTCAATAGCTTCTTCAGTTAAGGAGAAGCCCAAAGCAATGGTTTCGTGGTTGTAACGTGCTGTAAATGCTTCTTGTGCATTGTCATAAGCGATGGCTTGACCTTCGTTCTTGACTGGTGCAGCAGAGAAGCCAGACAGCTTGGTTTCTTCTTCGAAAGAACGCTCAGATGTTTCAGTCTCATAAATCTCTTTATGTTGCTGACCATATGTTTTGTACTCTAAGCCAAACAAAGCGTTCAAGCCGGGTAAAAGTTCTTTAAGTAGTTGTGCGCGTGAAATAGCCATTTAAACGCTCCTTATGCTGCGGTGACAACGTTGGTGGCTGAGTAGTAGGTGTGAACGCCAAAATTGAATTTGACAATCACCTCTGTATACGAGCCAGAAGCGTTAACGGTTTCAGGAACCACATCAACGATGCGGAAGGGAAGAGTGGTCGTAGAACCTGTGCTGTTATACACACCTTCTTTTGAGTCGCCAGAGGTAGTGCTACCAGCGGTCAAGAAGAAAGCTACGTTTTGACCAACGGCTGCACGAGTCAAGCCGCCGATAGTTGTCGAATTTGACAACACAGCAACTTTAAACAATGCATCAGGATCGTCAGCAACAATACCAACGGCATCAGAGGCAACAGTGCCACCGGGCCAGTATTGAGCGAAAATCTTTTGGTTGGTTGATGGGTTTGTATAAGAACAGCCCATGAAAATACCGACAGCATCGGTAGCGGAAGTTGTACCTGTGGCTGCACGAGACAAAGTACCACCAGTGTTCAGACGGACGACATCACCTGCAAAGATGGATGTGCCAGAGGCTGAAGCAATAGGGATATTTCTTGTACTGCCAGCAAATACCTGACCACCAATTAAATTGATGGGTTGAAAGCCGTAAGGCCCAGCAACGGTAGGATATGCCATGAAAAAACTCCAAAAAGTTTAAGAATTAAAAACCTTTGCCAAAACTAGTCGAGGATTTACCTTCTCTAAAGAGAGGCATCCGCGCATCGCTTTGACGCATGAAACTGTTGTCTACCGCCTCTTCGTTGGCTTTGTTTTGAGCGGCGTAGTGTGCGTTACGCTGATCAACAAGCTTGGTCAAGTTCTTGCAGAGCAACAATCCACCGATCTCAATGTTGTCTTTAAAACGACTATTGGGATCGATTAACAGTTGAAATTTGGGCTGTTCTTCAACTCGAACTGGCTCCCAACCTTCACGCAATTTTCCGGAGATATTGCGAGGGTCTGCCGCGCTCAGTGTTGAAACACGAACCCAACGATACGAAAAACCGGGCTGTTTGTCTGGTTCCGGTAACAACTCTGCGGGTGTCCACTGCTCAGGACGCTCAAAAGTTGCCCGTACATCCACATCACGGCTTAGGCGAGATTCATCGATCTCATCACGAATAATTTCAGTAGTCTTTTTCATTTCAATTCTCCAGCAGTAAAACTTCGGTTGCATATTGTTCTGGTGTCAGCCCCAATTTATTGGCGATATTTAATTGGGATTGGCGTAGCTTTATCTTTTTTGAAGATGTGCTACGTGAGGCAGGAGCTACAACCAAACTCGGTTTCGAACGAGTCGGAGATTTTGTTTCTACTTCCACATCCGTATCCGCATCCTCGAAATTTTCGGGGAAGCGTTTTCGCATTGTTGCGTCAATGCGTCTGTAATACTCATCCGTAGTGGCGTAGGCCATGCCGTTTTCTTTGACAAGTTTTTCGTGTAGGCCAGCAGCCAAGCTTGTCATTTCATCGTCAGTGCCAAACCACTGGTTTCTCTCCCGCCAAGCTTCGGCCTTGGGATCAGGAGCAGCAACCCTTCTTTGCGGTTGAGCGGGTTGTACCACAAAATTTTCTTCTTGTACAGCACGATTTTTAAAGTTATTTTCAGCGTTTGCAGCCTCAGCCAACGCCATTTTTGCGTCAGTTATGGCTTCATTTGCCTCTAATAACTTGTCTGTATCACCCGACTCATAGGCTTCTCGATAGGCTTTTTTAGCCATTTCAAGGTCTTTTGAGGCGTTTTGCTTGTATGTGTTGAGAGCAAAACCTTCGGTCTTGTTTGCCCGCCCCTTTAATGCTCGGTTTTCTTCATATAAACGTTGCGCCAAGGCAACAGCTTCTTTGCGTTCGCGGTCAGCGGCCTCTTTTGCACGGCGTTCATCGTGATAAACCTTCTTAAACCCAGCAATCTTTTGCTTGGCAGCGGCGGAGTATTCATCCAATTCATCATTATCAAGCTCTTCTACAAACTTGGGGTCAGATGGTTTGCGACCTCTGTCTTGCTCTGGGGTGTCATCCTCGATCTCAATTTCAAAGCCTTTTTCTGCTTTTTCATCGATCTCATCGGGGAATTTGAATTCTTCTTTTTCGAAAGGCATATTCACTCCTTATTTACGTTTGATGCCACGGGGGTCTTCCACAACTGCTTCAACGGAGTCATCGTTGATGATGCGGAATTCCTTGCCATGAATGATTAGACGAGTACCTGCGTGTGGGCGCACGAGGATGAAGTCGCCGGATTTGCACCATGCGCCATTAGGGAAGCGTTTTGGGTCTTTGTAACAATCTGGGCCAAGCTCTACAACAAATAACACCGTTGTAAGTGTTTCTTCGTTACGTATAGTTTCCTCAGATTTGATTAAACCAATACTACCTTCGTACTCCTTTTCCTGCTCTGGTATAGCACATAGTATGCGATAGCCAGACGGTTTGGGTAATTGTTTTGCTTTTTCTTCGTTGGTGAAAAGCTCTACCTCTTTCAATGCGCTTTCTTCTGCCAGTCTCGTGCCGACACTAGATAAGTCATTCATTAAACTTCTCCGATTTCTGTTTTTGGTCTAATACGAAATCCCGCGCAAGGAGCAGACCGCGAATCTCCCCGCACGTTTTCTTGTATTCCGCCAAGTCACTAAAGTTCCCTGTGGATACAAATTCTTGCAACTGAGAAACTTTTTCGTTGATGTTTTTTACGATCACATCAAAGTTGTCCATTACTCACCGCCCTTCGTTTTGTTTTTGGCTTCTTGCATTTTGAAGATCGTCTCTCTGTTTAAACGGTCTTTTGCAGATGCCATCTCGTAGCCAAGTCGTTGACCGCCAAGTTGGTTTTTCAAGCTTTCTGCTTCGCGCTTGATGTTTAAACTTTCCTTGTCAAGTTGCGTCTTGAGGTTAAGTTTCTGAGCTTCCATATTTGCCTGAGTTTGAATACGCATCTTTTCGTTTTCAATTTGGGCCATCTTGAGTTGTGCATCTGTTTGGTCTTTTGCCGCTTTGCGCTGGACATCTTGACCTTTGATTTGCAACTCTTGCATTTGCATTTGGATGATGGGATCTTGCTGTTGCTGTTGGATTTGCTCCTGAGCAGCTTGGGCTTGATTCATCTGTAGAAGCTGTGTACTTGCTTGGGCGACCAAACGAGACAACTGAACTTCGTATTCCTCTGGCAATTCTTGATCGTCTTCTTTGAGGTATGGCAATGGAGCGCCCAATTGCTGTTCAATGAGTTGACGGTACTTGAACCCGTAATGCTCGGCAATATGCGCCTGTAGACCGGACGTAATTTGCTGTGCGTTTGGACTTTGACCCACAATCTTGGCGGTTAGTGGGTCTTGCATGAAGTTCAAATGGGAAGCAATATGAGCTTCATGGTCTTGGTAGATGAAAGCCTTTAAGGGTTTACTCATCAACGCATCCATGTTTTCGCTAATTGGATCGCGTGGCTTTTGATCATCAATCATGGGGATTAGCTTTTGAGCATTGCGAATTCCCAATACATCCAGCATCTGGCGGTGCAGTTGCGGCATATTGTAAATTTGCGGTGCGCCTTGGGCTAATTGCAGTACGGCTTGGTACTGGACAATCTTTTGCGCCATCGTGGCGGCATTAGGGTCGGAGACTGGGATTACCTCGCAGCAATCGTAGTCTTCTTTTTTAGTTTGCCTATCGCCTTGCTCAGGCTCATAGGAATACTCATCTGGCGTGTAGTCTCGAATAATATCGCGCAGCAATACCAATTCTTGTTTCATTGAGTAGTGGATACGGGCTTGGACAGCCGACATCACTTTCAATGTTCTCTCTAGCAGAGCAAGGGTAGAACCTACTGGAGCATTGGCGGACATATCGGAGATGTTCATGTCTCCAGAACCAGCGGCACGGCGACCTTCTTCTACGATGTTGCCTAGCAAGGCCATCAAAACTTGGCTTGGCTCTTTATATGGCAGGGGCAATAAGTTGTCTTTGAGTGCGCCAGAGGCTAGGTCAACATCTCGCCATTCTCCGGGGGAGATAGGGGTATCGTCTCCCTTGACACGCATACCCTTGGTCTTGAATCCACCGGGTAGGTTACTCAGCGTACCAGCGTCCACCAATTGACGAATGAGGGATGTGCCTGACTTGGCAAACGCGCCAATCAAATGGATCAAACCAAAGTAGTAGAAGCCAAATCCGGGGACGTAGCCGTAATGGACAAAGTGCTGGCGTTTTTGCTGCGTTGGGTCTTCTGGTCGCCAGTTGCGGCGAACGGCTAGAACTTGTTCAGTTCCCTTGTCAATGGTGACGATGTAGGGAAGAGCAATACCTGTTGGCTCGCCATTCTCATCAACATCTTCAAACCCATCGATGTCAAGATCAACGTGCATCTCAAGGATTTTGTATCGGTCATCGCTGGTGGCTTTGAAGCCCATCTTCTCAGCAATTTTCTTTTCAATCTCATCCAGCGTATTGGCTGGCTCACCCAGATCGCAATCACGGTAAAAACCCTGATGAATCAGGCGGTTCATTTCATTTTCAGTCTTACGCATAACGTGCGTAACACGAGGAGATGTTTGGAGGTCTTTGGCTCCGTATGGGACTACGATGTCTTCTGCTGGAACAAATGTAGAAGTTTGACGGGCTAGGGCTAGGTCGTAGTAGACCTTTTTAAATGCGTTGCCAGACAAACCCAGACCCCAGATCATGCGTTCATGCTCAGGGCGGAACTCACTCATAACGTCTGTTAATTGGTAGTTCATGTCATCTTGGACACGAGAGGCGGAATCTTTCTTCTGTGGGGTCTCCCGCCCTATGATTTGTGTCTTAACTGGGCCAGCCGCTGGGATTGTTTCCATGTTTGTTTCTGCTTGTAACTTTACCAACGCCTCAGACAATAGGGGGTGATATACACCGCAAGCGCCTTCCCAAGGTTCGCTGCGTTCTTCTAGCTTCATGCCAAGGAGTTCTAGACCATCTACGTAGGTCTGCATCCAATCTTTACGGGCATCAATATCATCATTGAAATCAGAAACCAAGTCAGATGCAATGGTTGCAAGATACTTCTCATCAATATGTTCGGCTAAGTTTGAATCAAACGAGAGTGGCTCTTCTGGAAAAATTTCCTCAATGGAGGCATCTTCGCCTTCTGGAATGATTTCAATCTCAATCTCCACAGATGGCATTTCTTCTTCAAGGGAACCGAGTCCAACTGGCGCTTGGTTTAAACTTTTTTCAATCATAAGATTCCTTAGTAGTAGGCTGCTTTCTTCCTGCGTGGAACGTATTCCTCTTCATCATCGGTGTTTAAACGCAGGAAACCACCTTGTCGGAACCTTAACAGGGCTTGGCTAGTTGAGTCAACTAAGTCGTCATGCTCTCCATTTGGGAATGAAGCACACTCCTCCATGACCTCATCAGCCCATCTTGTATCGGGACACCAAACAAAGCCAGACGCAAATATGTCTGATATTGCGTTTACACGGGCAATCTTATCACTCCCTTTGGTTGGTGTGTACTCTTGTAGAGGAATTCCTGTGCGCCGCATCTCATAGATCAATGGCGCTCCTGCCGCCTTCTTTTCAACGATCAGGGAGTCTGGATTCCACTCCTTGTAGAGTTCAAATGCTTTGGCTTTGAGTTCTGGGAACTCCAGTCGGTCTTTAAATGCGTCCAGTAGGATGATATTTGCCTGTTCTTGCCCCTTGTCATTGGGGTGGTAGAAGACTCCCCATGTAGTACAGGCGGAATAGTCGGCACGGTTGTGTTTCTCGAACGCAGTATCCCAAGATTGGATGACGTAGTCGCAGGTTGGTGGGTGATCTCTGTCCCAAAGCTTCCACATCTCCCTCTTAATCATCGCCCCTTCTTCGGATGTGGGGTTTTGTTGGTACTGGGCCTCCCATTTTCCGACTGGAATCTCGGCTTTGATGGCTTCTAGTTCGTTTTGCGCCCAGAATTCAGGCCAAAGAGGGGTTCCAGAGGGCATTAGGGCTGGAAATTCAATGACTTCCCACTCATCTCCATCTCTTTTGATGGAATTGTTGATGATTTGCCCTGTTAAATCCCGTTTAGACCAGCGAGTCATCACCACAATGATTGATCCGCCCGGTTGTAGACGCTGGCGAGGGCCAGAACTGAACCATTCATACACCCTGTCATAGACATTGGGGTTGCCTTGCATGGCTTCTTGTTCAGAATGGGGGTCATCGATGATCAAAACATCAGCGCCTTTACCCGTTACGGCTCCGCCTACACCAATAGCGAAGTAGTCACCGCCCTTGTTTGTATTCCATCTGCCAGCGGCCTTGGAATCTGTGGATAACTTGGTGGGAAATATCTTTTGGTAGGGTGGTGTGTTCACCAAATTACGCACCTTACGACCAAAGCCAACGGCAAGTTCAGCGGTGTGAGCCGTTTGGATAATTTTTTTTTGGGGAAATCTTCCCAAGAACCAAGCTGGGAAAAGAAAAGAAGCGAACTCAGACTTGGTATGACGGGGCGGCATATTGATGATGAGCCGTTTCAGCTTCCCCTCAGCCACTCTCTCAAAGGCATCCGCCATAATTTTGTGGTGTCTTCCCGATATGAAGGCGGGCCACATCTCCTCCACAAACGGAATGAACTTCTCTTTACACTGAGAACGTTTATCCGCATCAAGGATGGTCTTTACCTTGGCTACATCTGGAGAATCCTTTGGCAGGGTATCCAGCAGTTGCAGGTACTGACTTATTTCCTCGTGGGTGAGAAGACTCACAGTCGAGCCATTTCCTGTACGGTCTTATCGGTAGTGCGGATTGATCTGGTGACATGGGGATCAAGCTCAATCAAGTCCTTGGCGCGTAGCTCATGGACTAACCGCCATATGTTTGATTTGCTTTTTAACCCTAGACCTTTGGCAATCTCAGAGTAGCTGGGAGTGATACCACGCAGTCGTTTAAACACCGTGATGAAGTCAAGTACTTTTTTCTGTTGTGCCGTCAAACTCATACACCCTCCGTTTCTAAGAACGTTTGTAGTGTAGCACGTTTAAACAGTTGTTGGACTCAATTTGGTTGTTTGCTATACATATCCATGTATATGTGTATAGGAAAGCCAGAAAAATATACACATCCAACATCCTCGAACGCTGGCTTAACATCCAACTTAAAGGTTGTTGGCAGTGCGCTCACATGAAGCAGTGGGGGGAGTCACATTTGTATTTGCACAAATTAATGTGATGCGGCGCTAACCCGCATTACGCACTACCAACACGGCTGGGGACTACTGACTCTCTGTGCTATGTGCATAGCGTCAAACACAATCCCCATGCGTGTTGATACATACGCCACAAGTGGCTTTTGTTAGACCTGCCGAAGGCGGACAGGATGCTGACACAGAGAGTGCGCTCGTATGGACCCAAGACACTATATGCCAGCATTAGGATTGTAGCTACAGAAGCAAATACCTATTGGATGTCACCGCCCTCTTTTTCAAAAATATATAGGGGTGGGGTGTTTTACATGAAACAACAAGGGGGGGGTGTTTGCTGGGAACTTTCGTTTAGCTATGGGATGAAATTGAATGTGTGGAATTGAGTGTAGTGTATGACCCCTCGATGGT